GATTGGAACGCGATCATGCGGTTCCTCACAACGGCCGTTCCTGGGATGAGTATCCGTCAGGCGATCGAGGACCACATCATGCACGGCCGCAAGCTCTACGCGGCCTTGGTAGATGCCGGCATCCCGTGGCAGGATGCGCGACGAGTTCTGTTCATGGGCATGCAGACCTACATCCATGATCAGTACAATTACTTGGCTCTGCAAGGCGTGCTAGGCAATCGGCTGGAACATATCATGGATTGGGAATTCAATTGCGTCGCGCAACTGATGCTCCGAGAAGTGAAGATGAAGTGTCCGCCACTCCTCTCCAAGTATCTCGGATCGCACAGTGACCGTGCAAAGGCCGCGAAGTTTGCCGGTCTCGAGAGTTGGCCACCAGACGGAAAGTATCCCAATCCATTCGAGCGGTGCAAGGTGTGCGGCCATGCCCATGAGAATCATCTCCAGCATCCGGACACGGATGACCTCAGCATCTGCGAAGTCTGCGAACGGGACGGCATCGATCCGGTGGACGGCCGCGTGTTTCACTCCTATCACAAGTACGAAGGAGTAGACGTTCTGACCCGACAGCATCGACCGGAGCAGATGCCGTTCTTCGTTCTTCATCCAGACAGCATGGCCGGTGGCCCCATCGTCTGGATTCCAACCAATGGCCGCTACCCTCACGACAAGGTGAAATGATTACATGGCGTGGCTTCTGGGAGAACGCGCCTACGGGTGGCGTCGTTTTCACCTGTTTGATTTCTTGGAAGGAATAGACATGGCTGTAGTAAAGCGAGAATCGGGTGGGATCAAGAAAAAGAAACGCCGTGAGAACGAGGAGCCACGGGAGAAGTTTACGCTCTCCAAGGAACTCACGAAGCCGAGTAACCGTCTGGAGGATTACATCATCCTCCTTACCGGTGAAAAGAAGATTGGTAAGACGACACTGGCCGCAGAATTTAATCCGGACGGATCGTACTTCCTGGCAACCGAGGTGGGATACCACGGCCTGGAGATTCGGAAGTCAGACATTCCGGATTGGCGCACCGCGAAGGAGGCCGCGATCGCGTTGAAGAAAGAGGGAAAGAAGTTCGGTCCCATCATCGTGGACACGGTTGATAAACTGTTCGACTTGTGCGACCGCTACACGTGCGAGAAGCAGGGCATCCAGCATCTCTCGGATGCCGACTGGGGTCGAGGATATTCTGAATGCAGAAAGGAGTTTGACCGATACATTTCGTCGCTCTCGCAAATCGGTGTGGGTCTCATCCTCATCACGCACACCGAGGAGAAGGAAGTCAAACGTCGTGGTGGTGGCTCGTACGATCGAATTGTGCCGACTATGTCCAGGCAGGCTCGACAAGTGATCGAACCATTGGTGGACATCTGGACCTACTACATGTACGACGGCGATCGTCGCGTGCTGGTGATCCAGGGTGACGACCATATTTCTGCGGGACATCGGTTGGTCAAACGTTTCCGCACACCAGCCGGAAAACCGATTCGTCAAATCGAGATGGGACGCTCAGCCAAGCGAGGCTACCAAAACCTTATGGCTGCGTTCAACAACGAGTACATACCACCAGATGAGGCACGAGAGGAGGGAGAGTCCAAGAAACGATTTACCATTCGGAAGAAATCGTAACCTCAAAACGAGAAGGAGTCTATCGTGGCAAAGAAGAAAGCAGCCTCATCGATGAGCCTCACGCAACGGTTGGAACGGGCTCTGAAAAAGAATCTCGAAGGAGCCAAAGAGAAAGCCACCGGTGGCGGGTTCGACGAGTTCGACGATGGCAAGTATCTGGCGAAGCTCGTGCACGCGGAACTTGGCGAGTCCAACAACAGCGGACGGTTGCAAGTAGACTTCCAATGGAAGTTTCTCACCGGTGAATACAAGGGTAAGATCAAGCACGATTACCAGGGCGTGGAGTCAGAAGATAATCAGAGCTTCTGTCTCCGCGTGTTCCAGAAGTTGGGCTACGACACGGATGAGATGGAAGGCGGAGACGACTTCGGCGGCATCCTGAAAGAATTGAACAAGGACAAACCCAAGGCCAAGATCTCGTTGAAGACCAAGGGTGAGTTCCAAAACGTGTTCATCATCAAAGCGGCGGACTCGGACGAGGATGAGGAAGCCGAGAGCGATGATGAGGACGGCGACGATGCCGAGGAAGAAGAGGACGAGGACGAGCCGAAGAAGAAAAAGTCATCGAAGAAAAAGAAGAAGGCCGATGACGACGAGGATGAGGAGGAAGAAGACTCATCCGAGGACGAGGACGACAGCGACGACGAGGATGAGGAAGAGGAGAAGCCGAAGAAGAAAAAGAAATCCAAGTCCGAGGATGACGACGAAGAAGAGTCCGAGGACGAGGATGAAGACGAGGACGATGCACCGAAGAAGAAAAAGAAGAAGGGTGCCAAGGCCGACGACGATGAGGATGAAGAGGAGGAAGAGGAAGACTCCACCGACGGCGAAGATGTCGAAGTCTCCGTTGGCTCCAGTATCACGTACAAGTTCAAGGGCAAGAAAGCCAAGGGCATCGTGCTGGAGATCTTCCCAAAGGAGAACAAGGTCCGTGTGCAGACCAACGATGCGAAGCGGCGCATCTCCTTTGACAACATCGAGGACGTCGAGCCACCCGAGGAGCCGAAGAAGAAAAAGAAAGTGAAGCGGTAACCGACATCCGTCCTGACGTGGTGCGGACATATCACCCGAAAGCATTACGCTAAGTAAGGGATACCCAAGATCGCCAGCCGAAAGGCTAACGGCTTCCACGTAGGGCGGATTTTTCTCAGGAGCAAGACCATGCGTGCCATTGAACAGATCGCTATCAAGACTCGTGACATCGAAGCACGGATCAAATCCATCGGTTGGTTGTTTCCATTCAACGGGCATCCCGTTACCGATCACATGTCGAAGATTAAGCATCCCATCATCTGGGTGCACGATCAAGTGAACGCCGTGCATGTCTATTCAAATCCGGACTACACGCTTCCGGCGGTAGGTTCCGGGTTCGAGGTTCGGCTCGCATTCAATTACGATCTCATCGAGGGATCAGAACTCGAACTCATCCAACTGATCTCCGGCCACACCGTGCAGTTCGATACGAAACATGAGCACGAAGGACTCTCACATTTCGGCTATCACATTCGTGATGGTGACCGGCTCCGTGCTGAAATCGAATGGTGGAACACGTTCAAGTTTTCCTGCGCTCAAGTGTCCGCCACAACGAGCCACACCGGAACCGAGAAAAGGTATCTGTACGCCTTCATCGACACGAGGCAGCAGATCGGCACCTACACCAAGATTATTTCCAGGGTGACGTATCCGCACGAGATCAACCAGTGGATCCATGAGTTCAGCGATGTCAACACTATCTAGGTTCGATACGCTACGAGTGCGGCTCCTCGCACTGGCAGGCTACCCGAATCCGAGTGCCTACGAACGCGATGAAGCGTTTGCGGTCAATCACAAAATCCATACGGAGTTCAGAAACATTCTCAGCTACCTGGAGGAGATCGCCGCCAGAAAAGTGAATGGCTACGGTCCCTTCCGGTATGACGACATCGAAAACAACTGGCGATGGGAGATCCAATCTCTCTACCAAGACATCGAGCGGAAGTTCGGCCGGTTGAAAACCCTCTGCCGTCCGGAGCCGGTAGATGAGATGCATGTGGATCAGGTCCTCGAGATCCTTTTAGACTTGGCCGTGTATAGTGCACGCGGTATTCAGATCATCATTCGGCTGGAAGAAATGAAGGAGAAGAAATGAACGTGGTCGTGACCGGAGCCAGTAGCGGATTAGGGAAAGCGTTGGCCGATGTTTTTCGAACGGCCGGTCACTCGGTGATCGGCTCCTCACATGATAGCGTGGCCGTGTCCAAGGATGAGGGACTGATTTTTTTCGAGGCTGGTCAACACGCCACACCACTCGAACCGTTTGTCGAGGAAGTCGGCTTGCGATTTGGCAACTCTCTGGATGTGCTCATCAACAACGCCGGAGCGAACGCGATCTGTCCCTTCGGAGAACTCACACCAGCATTCGTTCATCACATCATGGACGTCAACTTCATGACACCAGTGTTCCTGGTCCAAGGCTTCATGAAGGAGTTGGAAGGGCATGGCGTGATCGTCAATATCATTTCGGATGCGGCTTGGAGACCGATGCGCCACTCGCTGGCGTACAACTGCAGTAAGGCAGCCTTGAACATGGCCACGAAACAAATGGCCAGGGAGTTGACGCAACCAAAGTCCATCAGCATTATCGGCGTGCGGCCTGGACCGATGTCGGATACTGAAATGACCGCGTACATTGACCGCCATGTGCAGGAGACTCGTGGATGGACACCAGAGGAAGCGTACAACTACTTCCGGCAGAACAGCGTGAGCGGATTGAAGCTCCATCCGAACGATGTTGCCGCATTCGTCCTTTCGATAACGACCGGAGGTATGGCCCGTCAACTTTCAGGAGCCTGTATCGATCTCGTTGGATGATACAACTATCCTGCGGATGCGCGTGGATCGGGGATGAGCAAGTGTTGTTCTGTCCCGATCGAGAAGGACACAGCCGGACCCGGTGCGTGGCACCGAAGGAGGAAAAGCAAATGGTGTTCACGATGCCGGCCAGAACATTCTACTGCCCGACGTGTCGGATCTATTTCCAGGAGATGGATGTCACCTTTGATCGCATCAATCCGCGTGTCCCGATCCATCGCATCTCCAAAGAGGATGAACCGGACGAACTGCACACCGTCACGGAAGTGAAGCAGAGCGACCGGTAAGTGCTGAAGCTCACCAACAATACTTTAATTTTTGACACGGAAACAAGCGGGCTCTGGCCATGGCCCACAGCATACCGGAAGTCTCTGAATATTTATCCGGACCGTCCCTTCCTCTTCATCTTCACCAACCTCGATGGTGACACCGTCACCGTCCGAGCCCCACGCATCGATCCCTATACCAGACAGGTTCACTACAAAGGCATCGAAGCCGAACTCCGTTGGTTCAAACAGATCGTTAGCAATCCCGA